TTTTTGCATTATTCTGGTTATCAGGATTAGCCAAGTACTCTTCAGTGTAAAAATTGCTAGCAGTCTTTTTGTCAATGATTACCTGATCAGCACCCGCAACACGCTCAGCAACAGCGCTATAATCCAGTGCTTTCTGCCTGGCTTTTGTTTGACTGTCGAGAAAAGACTTTCTAGCGGATGTAAGCTGGGATGTTGTGATTCCGCTCTCAGGGTCATTGTAAAGCCTTTCATATTCAGAAAGCGCATCAGCCGATCCTGGGCCACCACTACCAATAGCAATAAGAAGTCTGGATAAATGATCACCTTTGGCAATTTCTTCTTTTGAGCGAATCTTGGCCTGCATGGTAACGCGCTGACTAATATCAGCATAAAGATCAGTAGTAAATTGATCCCACTCCTTAACTGTCCAGCCTTCTGGGACTTCTGATTGCATAGCCTCAATGGCCTGAAATGCGGCAGTTTGACCCTCTTGATCGTAAACATTTCGGATATATTGCTTTTGACCTGTTTGAACTAAAAATTTAGCAGCGACACGCTTTTCTTCTGCAGCTTCTTCTGGAAGCAAATAACCATGCGCTTCTTTTTTGTCAATCTCAGCAATAGCTGCATCATTGGCCTCTATTGCTCTAGCTTCATCGCCATTCACCAAGGCTCTCTCAGCCTCAGCCATAGCTGCATCAATACTGGCGTCATGTGCGCTTATCGCATCATTGCGAACTCGTATATCGTGATTTAGAGAAACTTGTGTGCCATCCCTTTGACGGGTTTTTTCAATTCCGTAAACAACCTCTTCAGCGACCTCTGGAAGCAGCTGCTCTTGAATTCCCTCTAAATAGCCATCAACTGCAGCATTATAGGCATCATAGTTATCAGGATTTTCATTGGCTATTCGAGCTAAGTTATTTCTAGCATCTGCAGTAACGCTCGCCAAATAAGAGTCTTTAGCCGCTTCATTAAAAGCCTGCGAAGCAAATCCAAATCCAGCTTTTAACTCAGGCGGTATTGCAGCGCCACTTTCGTCAGTCTTCATTCCAGCTAACCTTCCTTCGGCAGCTCCAGACTCTAATGCGTACTTAGCCGCACCACTAATAGCAGGACCAGCAATATCGACAGAGGATAATCTATTTCTTACCGCCGCAGCTGGATCGCTCGAACTAATCGATCCTCCGCCAGTAACTTGAACTCTTCTATCTAGCGCCATCTAAACCCCTGGAATTAATTTAGCTGTATCAGTAATGTTTTCGATCAAGCTTTCGCGATTTTCATTTGCCATTCTATAACGATCAAGCTTTCTAGCGCCAATACGCCTATCCATTTCAGTTTTTTGCCTTGACAACCCTCTTCGCAAATTGCCCCTTGCTGCAGCTTCATCTTCTGAAGATACCTCTGCAGCTTTAGCCCAATTAATAGCGCTTCCTTCGGCCATAAGTCCCGATACCGCATTTTTTAGTACAGCGCTTGTTGCTGCGCGATCAAGGCTCTGCCTGCGTATATTGCTTGCATCTCTCGCCGCCATCATCTCAGTATTCTTTAAAGAATCAAAAGCAGCGCGATCAATATCATCCTGGTAGCGGCTAGCAGCAATCAAATCCTGATCAGCAGAATACTGTGCCGCAGTAGAAAAAAGCGCAGAGCCAAAATTTAACCAGGGAATTGCCTGCTGAAAACTAGAAGCATCTCCAGTATCAACACCTGGAGGATTATTAGAACCGTCTTTATTGGCCATTAGTTCACCTCTACCTCAGTCTCAATCATTAGCATTGTGAAATCCATCGGATCATTTAATTCTATTAGTGGTGCCAAAGTTACATCCCATCCCAGCTGACCCTCAGTATCATCTATAACTCCAGAATACATAGGGGGAGCCTTGGTTAAAGGGGAGTTTTCTGAATTAGTCATCTGCCTGTTTGCCTTGGCTATTTTTCCATCCACCGTAAAAGCATTGGTTTCAAAAACCAGCATTCTTTGTTGTGCAACCTTCTTTCGGTGCATAACTCCTGGGAACCCAAAATTAGGCGCTAGAGGCATTATTTGCAAAACAAGATTGTAATTTAACCCAACCTCCACAATCTGAGCGGCATCCGCTAATTCAATTTCTCCATTCACGGGAGTATACAAATCAGGCAGTGCAGCACCATCAGCCTTAACTCGACACTCTACTCCATTAAGCGGGTCAAGTCCCGTTATGGTTAGCTGGGGAGAGCCTAAGTCCTGATATATATTCATATCAGTGTAAGTATTGTTATCCCACTGCTCTAGCACCAGTCGATTAGCTCCATCAATCTCTCTATCAACAGCCATATAAACACTGGTACGAATACCGACAACAGACTTAAAATCACCTTGAGTGTACATAGGCATAAAGTTAGAAACTTCCTGAGAGCGTAGCGTATTGTAAACCGTCATATTTCCATCTTCTGTAATAATGAAAACGTATACGCTATCCTCATTTGCCGCACCCACAGCAAAGGACATATCTACCGGATTCTTCATTAAATCGCTGCTAATCAAGCTTAGATTGTTTGAGCTGTAATTATCTTCGCCAAAATTGTAGAGAAATCCGCGCAGCGCACCCGAATCCTTATCGAGAAACAGGATGTTGCCTTCGACATCAACAGGATTGATATTTCGAGTGCCATAACTGGTTTGCAGCTCTACCGCAAAATTAGAGGGAGTCGCAATGCCTTCATTAGAAACAAATTCTGAACCCTCGGTAAATATGGCCAATCTTCGGCTAGAGACAAGAGCATTAATAGTATTCTGCCGTTTTGAGTCTAAGGTAACAAAAATAGGCTCCTGATCCTCACCAATATCCAGCTCAAAATCAAAAAAGGAATTAACTCGTGAAGCGAACAAGCTTTGAAATTTACTTTTAGTTCCGCCAAACCATAATCGATTTTGAAAGAACGCAATAGTCCTGGGGTATCCTCGAACAACACCCCATACATCTTCTTTTCTGGGCGATCCTGGGACAGGATTTGCTATATTTACCTTATCGGCAAAATCACCTGTCGTTACATAACCCTCAAAGATTCCAAAATTATCGGTAGTAGAATCAGAAAATACTACCTTGACAGCCGACCCAACACTAGCAACAGTAACTCCGCCAGCTCCAACAATAGGCAAAGCTTCAAGAGCACGCCTAACACCATCTGCAACACTAGCTGTACTTGAAGTCCATACAATCTCAACAGTTTCAAAACTCTCAAGGCGCAATCTGAAAAGCTGACCCTGATCCAAGCCCGAAAAAGTAATAGTGTATTCCGCCTGAACTGGCACCGGAGAATTCTCATCGGCATAGTCGAACTGAGGAATTGTCTGAAATGGAATGTCATCTATTAAGAAAATATCCGCATTCACATCATAAATCAGTCTCTGTGGCGGGACATCCTCTTGCACCAATAGAGTCACATAATCTGACCTTGCCGCATCAGTGGACTTTATTTGATCATTAGAAAATCGAGAAGGAAGATAGGAGTACAGCGTATTATCTTGGTAAATAGCATAAGAGCGATCAGTAAGCGCAATCAAAAAGCTTGACTGGTCATTCACACTGAAATCTAAAAGCTGAACCTCAGAAACCACACCCGTATCGGTATAGATCCAAAATCCAGTCAAATTAACCTTTGAGGTATCAAGATCAGCACCCCCAATCTTAACAAGTCGAATATAGCTAGTCGTTACCCCGGGGGCGCGATAGCTTCTAGGATTAGTATCAACTATCTGAAGATCGTAATAATCGTTCCACGTGGAACCATTATCGGAAACTTGTATTTTAAACTCACCTGTAGTCCCACTAGATGACCCAATATCAGTTAAGAAAATATCCAGAATATCTATAAAGTAAACTGATATTTCACCGCTAAAATCATACTCAGCAACAACATAAGGATCATTAGTCGCAATGCCGTTGGATGTCTGGGTAGAAGTCGCATAGTCGTAATCGTTGATATTATTTGCCGTACAGCCTTCAGGCATCGTAGGCGTATAGCTTTCTTCATTCAGTTGATTAGGGAGAAAATCAATATAAGCTTGGCCTGGACGCCTTTTTGCGCCGCCAAGCGGAATAGTTAATAGGTTATCTCCGCGCTGTAAACCCTTGTAATAAAGATCAAGATCAGTGCGGCCTTGCGCCCTCTTATCCAATACACCGGACGCAAAGTTGTTTTGTAAAATAGAGCCTTTGGCCACAGATTACTCCCGTACAAATAAATAAGGTGCATCCTGTATTGGGCGCTGAATTTTTTGCTTGCTATCTGTCGCTCTGGCCTTTTGGCCCTGACCTTGATATAACTGATACATGGCCTGTTGAGTAGAGGTGTTTTCTCTAATAGGAATGGCGAATTTATAGGCTAGTGCAAACTGCATTAACTCCTTAAAATAGTCTGGCCAAGTGCTCTCAGGAACTTTGGCGATATAATCAAGAACAAGCTTTTGAGTATTGCCATTTGTATACATCTTATCCCCATAAAGTTCATAATCTATACGAGGATCTATCTTTATCAGCGTTATCATATCAGGGGGAAGCTGATATTGTGACTGCCATTTATCAAGTAATGGAGGATCAGGAAGTTTTGCCAATTGAATTACGCGCCTAGCAAAAAACCAAGTATGAGTAGAAAGCTCTGCCTCATACGTAGAATCATAAAGATTGGCGGCCACTGTAGAGCGATAGGAACCCTCCGCAAGGGAATTAAGGGGCTTATCCCCTATTAATATCAATGCGTTTGAAATGGTATCTATCTTAGAGTCCATAATCTCTCTTTAAAAAGTAAGGCGAGAGCAGAGGGGCGCACTCCGCTTTTAAACTCGCCTTATTCTGTTACGCAGCTATGGTATTACCAGTAGCCAACTGGATTGTAGTGCCATCATTAGTGGCAACATACGATAGTGTGTGAACATCGGCACTATCTACAACCATCACCCAATCGCCCTGCTTCATTTCCTTGATTGCATCAAGAAAATAATCCGCAGCCCTAATCGCAGCATAATCATCATCCGCACTGGAAAATAACCATGATGCACGTGGGTTTGTGTTTGCACTCGCCTGGCGAGCTAGGTTTTGTCTTTCAAAAGCCATGATAAATACCTCCTATTATGCAGTTTCATCAACATTAATTTTTACGAAACCGTCTGTATCACGAACGACAGAACCAGCCTTCATCATACCGTTACACAACCAAGAAGTACGTTCTGCAATCCAATTTACATCAGTACGCATATCCATACCAACTGCGGTACCGATAGCGGCCTTATGCCATGCAAAACAAGTGCGTACATTGCCGGTTTTAGGCAATCCACCTTCTTCGCGAGTTTCGATAGTTTTCCACTTAAAGCCCATAAAGGTATCGATAGTACCGGACATTAACAAGCGAACAGTGTTGTAATCCTGGTCGGGAATCTTGTCGTCAAGTAAAAGATCCTCAAGAGCTGCGGTACTGATAGCAATGTAGCGGTCGGAAGTCGGAACACCTTTATCAGTAAGGCTTGTAGAAGCCGCAACAATCTTATCAAGAGTCAAGCCATCACCACCTGCAGGAATAACAGGAATAGTAGAGGTGGCTGAATTCATTGCATCAATTGAAAGCTGATCTTCTCTTCGACCTAGAGCGCCAGCAATGGCCTTTACTAGCTCCATTTTTTCGTCAAAGTTGACAGTTTTTTGATCAAAAATATCGGTGTATTCAGGAGCATTCCAGTTAGTCAAAGTGCATGGAATAAGCTCATGTTCAATATCCATAGGAGTTACTAAGTCAGAAGTTGACTTCTGGTTAGCAAGGCCTTTGCCCATCTTACGGAAATTGTAAGTATCACCAATAACATTGGTACGGCGAGTCACGCAATCACGCAACATGCCCATTTGTTGATATGCTTGTTTTACGTCACGATCAAACTCTTTACTCGCAACTGAGGGTAAAAACTTAGACATAATATGCCTCCGTCAAATACAAAAAAAATAAAAATGCTATTTTTGGGTATCTGCCAAAGGCAGGCCAATTATAAAAAACCGGCCAATATGGGTATCGGTTATCTAATTTAATTCTGTTTTATGTTAAATGTCAACCAAAATCAACCAACTGAATGTCTGCTCCACCGCCATAAAACCTACGAGCGGAATCTTCATACCTAGCCCGATACTCAGGATCATTCATTTTATAGCCGCCATTTTCATCTTTGGCGTTTCGCATAGCGTCAAGCTTCTCTTCGGTCATGCCATCAGGGTTTGGTCCCCCCTCAGATGGAAGCTTCTTGGGGGCCGTGGCATCGATCATCATCTCCATAAGCTGTACTGCTTCAGCACTATTAATAAGATCCGCTGCATGAGAATAATCACTTTCATCAAGATTTGCCTGGAGATAGCGATTAACCATATCAACTCTCTGCTCGGCATTATCACCAAGCATCTCCATTTGACGATCAG